AAGTTTTACCTGTTGCAGCTTCACCTGCAATTGCTGTTATTTTGTTTGATGGCATACCACCAAAGATAGAACCTGATAATAAAGCATTGAGAGCGTGTGAACCTGTGTCTATAAAACTATCTACATCACCTGCTTCTACACCATCACTTACTAGTGTAGCATATTCATTACCTGTTTCTTTAATTATTTCTTTTAAAAAGTCACTCATACATTATCTCCTTATTATGTGTTTATTATATCAAATCATCTTTACTTTGTCAAGCGTTTTTGGATCAGGTTTACCTTCCCAATCAAATCTATATTTTTCATCTTTAGGTATCCAACCTTTTATAGGTTTTTCATAATCATCACTTGTCATTTTTGACCATACTTTATCAAACATTTCATTTACATCAATTGTTCCGTAATGACTAACAATACTAGTTTCAACACGATTTAATCTTTTTTCTAATAGTTCTCTATTGTATTCAAGTAGTCTTTGATAATCCCAATATTCTTTGAGGTCTTTGTATGATGTTTTTGAAATGGCCATACTCATATTTATTTAAAATAAAGTTGCTCTTCTACTATGTCTGAAGTAATCTATTTTTTCTTTAGCAAAACACCATACATTCTCAATATATATTCGATTCATAAACTCGGCCTTTTCTTCTTCACTTTCAAATAGTTTATCCGATTTAGGTCGTTGCATAATCCTCATACCTATCTGGCCTACAAAATTATCTTTTAAACTATCAACTAATTCATCACTTGAATAATATCTTTTGTTTTTTATATTAGGGTCCATTATATTTACAAACATATGTTTTGATCTTTCAAAACTCTTTTTTGCAACAGGTAAATAGAAATCATCACGCCATTTAGAATACTCATCAAACTTAAACCATGATTGGTTTTCTTCTTTATCACCACCTTCGTTATATCTTTCTGTAGAAAAGTATGGTGGACTTGTAAATGCACAATCTATATTATCTATTTTATCCCATGGTAAATCCTCAGCACCACAATTATAGATAGTAACTTTTTTAGGATTAGGCAAAAAACTATTATATGTTTCTATTTGTTTTAAATATTGTTTGTAAGTGTTAGGATTTGGATCACAACCAATATATTCTTCAGCATCACTGGCAAAAAAACCTGCAAGTCTATCACCCCAACCACATGATGTATCTAACACTCTTTTGGCGTTAGTCATCTGATATATTGTTTTTGCTACATTTGGTTTAAATTGTGTTGCAATATATGTACCTAATCTAAAGGCTGACATATAACTTTTATCATTTAAAACCCCACCTCTTAATTCTGTTTTGCCATCCACTTCTACTGGTTTCATACCATTAATTCCACGCCAGATGGGGCCAAGACATCGCCATATATCTTTTGCTGTACCATTTTGCCATACATCTATGGGTGCTTTGAAACCAAAACTACTACAATTTAATCTTAAATGTTGATGAAAGTAATTACTAACATCATTGTAAATAGATGGTGCATCTATAATACCTAGGCCATGATCTTTAAAATTATACTTATAGTCATCATACTTTTCCTTTACATTTTTTTCTAACTGTTCTAAAGGCTTTACATATTCCCACACATCTTGTTTTTGTAAAGATTTAAACGCTTGACGCATTATATCATAAGATATTTGTTTCAAAGGAAACTCTGGCCTGTGTTTAGCTATATACTCAGATAAATCTAATCTAAACTGTTCTTTGCCAATATCATTTGTAACAGTTTCAAACATCTGTTGATCCATTACAGGTAATTTGCCGTTATACTTATTTAAATAATCACTCATTGTTCCATTTTACTAATAACCATATTATAAAACTGTATATTATTATAACATAAAATATGGTTAAAGTCAATTCCATACTAAAACTTATCTGTTTGATTTCCCCAACTATCCCAACCATTTCTTTGCGTTCTAGCAAACAATTCAATATAAGGACCTTCTAATAAGTTCTCTATATGATTATACATTATGTCTGGCTTTCTACTGTGTTCCCTACGTTGTTCTACAACTAATTGAGGCACACTCTTACTGATTCGTTTAGGTTTACCTTTAGTTGCTAATAAACACATTTCGGGATTACCTCTAGTCCAATAACCTAAACCTGTAAAATATCCTTCAGACTTTCTATTTGTTTTTGCCCAAGTAAATCCTACAGTTTTATATTTAAATCCCCACGCATTAATAACTTCAAAGGCCTTGTCTAATAATGGATCAATTACCCACATTAATAAAACTGAATTGTCGTTTGCAATTTTATTAACAGGTAAATTACATATATCTTTAAAGTTCATAACATTATAATGTTTTTCAGGACTTCTATCTTTACCTTTATTAGAATACGTTTTAAAAGACCATGGTGGGTCTGCGTAAATTACACTATACTTTTTATCAATGTCCATATCAATAATATAATAATTAAAAATCTAGGAATACTCCAATCAGTTTTAATTGCAAGTATGCCTCCTGTTGCATAACCCCAATGTATCATCACCATAATTAAAAACAATTCTATCATCCAAAAAAACTTTCAAGTGTAGCCTCACGTTCAAGTTTCCAACCAATAGAATCTAGTATAAACTTTAACGGATCAGTAAATGTTTTTTCAAATTGCATATCGTAATCAACATATTTGTGTAATTCAAATTCTTGTGGTATTTTTGTAGCAAAAGAAATAACTGTATCTTTAACTGTATTTGGTTGTTTCAACATTAAGAATTTAATTTTGTCACCATTTTTAATTAAAGGATACTTTCTTTCAAGTTTGTGTTTATGTATGTTGTAATTATATATTAAAGAACCTTTTACATGAATAGGTGTTCCTTTATTATAAATTTGTGATGAGTTTATGTACTTATCTAAATTATTACAAGACCTAGGAAACGCAACTTCTTCAGGTGATAATGTTTTAAATACTTCTTTAAAATCACGTACAAATTTAATAAGATTATCTTCACTATCATTCATAATTACACGAATAGCATCTTTAATCTTACCTCTACATACTTCAGGTGTAGATGATTTAACTGCTTCAACACCCATAATTTTTAGTTTAGGTATATCAAATCTGATACCTTCTTCATCAAATACATTCATCATATATCTTTTTTTAGCAACCCATATACCTTTATTAGCAATTGCTTCTCGTTTCATAATCATTTTTTGTTGATAAGCATTTATATAATTAGCAAGATTTTGAAAACTATCATCAATTACTTTTTGTATTTTTTCTTCAGCTGCTTTATCAATAAAATCTACAATTTGATTTACCGATTTATTTTTACATACTTTTTCTACTAGTTTATCTAATCTTAAATAAATTGAATCTGTATCAGACGCAACAACATAATTTATGTTATTAGTTTGTAATATTTTATTCATAAATCTATTTACATCACGTTCTACCCAACGAATAGATAACTGACCACCTAGAGTAATTGCCTCTGCCTGTTTTACATCAAAGTATCTAAAGTATTGATTACCAATTGCACCGTAAGCAGAGTTAAGAGCAATCTTTTTTGCCATTTGTATATTATGACATCTACTAATTTCGTTTTGATAGATAGGATCTTTTGTCTTTTGAAATTCTTTCTTGGCTTCAATTGCCTTCTTCTTATATACTACACGTTCGGTATACATTTTCTCCATCAGTTCAGGTAAGAACCCTTGTTTATCTCTTTTAAACATTGCACCATTTGGTGCGATAGTTACATTACGATCTTTTGCCCATTTAAGATTTAATTTTTCTTCTAAAAAGTTTTCTACACCAACTGCTTTTGGTTCAACTCCTACAAATGTTTCAGGACTTATATTGTATTGCATAATTAAATGTGGATAAAGTGAGTTAAGGTCAAATGAAACAATCCAATTATGTAATCCTAGTTGTGGATCTTTTACATATGCACCTTCGTATTGTGAATCTTTTATCTGATCTTCTCTTGGTGGTATAATAACATTTTTTTCTAATAGATGATTATAGATTAGTGTATCCCAACATCTTACTTGTGAATATACATCTGTATAATTTACTTTATAGTCATAGGCCATAGTTAAGCAAAGTTCAATTAACTTCATCTTATCTTCAAGTCTATCAACAAGCTCAACATCTTGTATATTATATTCTACAAATCTTTGATAATCTTTTGTATAAAAATCTTTAAACGTTTCATATGGATTATCTAACTTTTGTTCGCCCAGTTCTACCTTAGCAATGTAATTTAGTTTATAGCTTTCTTGTCTTACATAAGTAAATTTTCTGTACAAATCGAAATAATCTAATACTGAAATACCAAGTATATTCCAAAACTGTGAATTTTTATTTCCCATTTGCACACGGTCAGCGTTGACATAATTCCATGGTGACATTTTATTAATTGTATCATTATCAAACAAAAATCTCATTCGATTCATAAGATACGGTATATCAAAAAATTTTACATTCCAACCTGTTACAATATCAGGATGATTTTTGCACCAAAATTTAAGAAACTCTAATAATAGATGTTTTTCATTTTGACATTTTATATAAGTTACATTAGATTTTTTAGAAATAAAATCACCTGTACCCCATGTTAATATCTGTTTGTTAGTATGATTTTTTACTGTGATACAGATAACCGTTTCTTTTGCAGTATCAGGATCGGGAAAGCCGTTCTCACACTCGGTTTCAATATCAAGTGTGAATATCTTTATGTAATCTTTATTCCATCTCATCTCGCCTTTATATTCGTCAGCGATATATTGATAATTATATCGATTCATACCATAGATTTTATATTCAGGTATGCCGCTATATTCGTTATAGAAATTTTTAGCTTTTACAATCGAATCAAATCTTTTTGATTTAAGATTTGTGCCGTCTAGTGTTTTGTATTTTGATTCTTCGTTTGTAGGTAAATAAAGTTTAGGACTATAGTTGATTCTACTCAAATATGATTGGCCATTATTAACACCTCTAATAAGAAGTTTACCTTTATGCTCTACAACATTTGTGTAAAAACTACTTGCTAAATTCATATAATATTATAACATAAAGACTTAAAAAAGTCAACTATGTGATAATTTTACTTTTAGGTGTAACTATCTGACCTGTGTTTTGTTGATATGCACCAATCATATTATCGTCTGGTGTAGTGTCAGTAATTATATTTGACTCTTTGATATGTATAACTTCATCCTTTGTGTATGGTATGTATGGATGAAATCCTATTTGCATAGGTTTGCCTGGTTGTCCTTGCATTGGTATCAATACAAAAGGTTTCTTTATTGCCACATGATCTGCTCTATCGCTTTCTTGTGGCGTACCTATTACGTCCTCTCCAGATGAGAGTCTGTATAATCTAATCATAATATACTCCTATTCAGTTTTTGATTCTTCAGTAGTTTGTTTTTTACCAATATTATATTTTGCTTGCAAATCCCATTCGCTCTTTTCTTTGAAAGCAATAATTTTGATTTGTGATAAAGGTGCTTTATTCTCAGCAGCTTTTGGATTTACAATTGTCAATAAATTCCAATCTTGTAATAAAACTGATATTGTGTTTCTTCTTTGTACATCATTTTCAACCAAAGTTGCTTTCTTACCATCTAAGGCAAACAACTCTTTAAAATGTACTATGTAATATTTTCCTTGTTTGTGTAGTATGTGACAAGACTGAAATAATGTTTTGTCTTTACGACTTGCAACACCTATTCGGGACAAGGTTTCCCTAATCTTCAAAAAATCATCTGGTTGTTTTAGAGTAACCTCTAACATCTGCTCAGGTGACCAATTAAAACTTTCTTCGCTCATTTTTTTCTCCCACCTTTATCTAACTTCTCTTTGATAAAGTCTAATTGTTTTTTATCTAGTATGTCTAAGGCTGTTTTTGCTTTTGCGTTGCTATATCCATAATATTCTTTTACATACTCTAAATTTTTCGATTTTGAAGTAGTTGCCCACTTACCACCAAATCGTTTTCTTTTTCTAATACTATTTAGTAGAAAATGAAACTGAAGGCGTTTAGTGAGGCTGTGATGAAAATTCATCTCATTGGCCATCATAATACTGTCAATATGTTGCGACAGGCAACGATTAATCACGTATGGTGGATATTTTTTTTCCCATGTCAGATCATCTCCGTCAAGTAAATTAACTTTTGTCCAGTTAATTGCATTTAAATAATCACTCAATTTATATTCAATCATAATATACTTTCTGGTGCCGCTTCACGGATTTGAACCGCGGACCTACTGATTACAAATCAGTTGCTCTACCAACTGAGCTAAAGCGGCTCATTGTTAGTGTCTTTTTTCGTGTTTTATATGACCTTTATGAGAACCCATATAGTAATCGCCTGGTTCATAATCCCATCTCTTACCGTGATGACCTCTTATATCAGCATACCACATTCTTAACTTCACTATCAAAGTTCTAAAAAACGTTCTTCTTGCCATTTCATCCTCTATTTAAATTTACATTCTGCCATGATTTGTGTCAGGCACGCAACCATATTTATCTCATGGTCTGCCACAAAGGCTGATTTATATTGATAATCGGCGATTGTTAGTACGGCCGCAGGTATAGATTGAGGTTGTAGATGTTTGTATAGAATATCATAGATACTACTAAACAAAGATGATGGATCTTTATCAAGGTTTTGAATAACCCATTTTCTCATATCACCAAATCTTTTTTCTTTTAACATCTTAATCAACTCTTTATTGTTGATTTCTGATAAAGAAACAAGTATACCACTATCAATCTTACCCCTTACAGAATATCTTTGTAATTCATTGATTGTTCTTCTAAAGTCTGGATAATGTCTTTGTATGAGTTCAGCCAATACCTTTTTATCAAACTCTATGTTTTCTGTTTTAAGTATTTCACCTAGTCTTTCTAAAAATGCAGTAGCAGTTTTTACTTTTTGACCATTTGTAATACGAAAATCAATTACAGTACAACGACTATGTAAGGCAGGTATTATTTTGTTTTTAAAATTACAAGTAAATATAAATCTACAGTTTTTATAAAATGTTTCAATAAAGTTTCTTAATGCAGGTTGAACACTATCAGCATTCATATAATCTGCCTCATCTATAATAACAACTTTATGATTTGTAGATTCGTCTAGCGATACGGTAGACGCAAAGTTTTTGATTGTAGTTCTTAATGTATCAATGTGTCGGCCTTCGTCTGAACCATTGATAATAATATAATCAGCACCTAACTCCTCACACAAGGCACGAGCAACTGTTGTTTTGCCCGTACCAGCTGTGCCAGAAAGGAGAAGATTTGGTATCTCTTTTTGATTTAAAAACTTTGAAAAAGTAATTTTTAAATCTTCAGTTAAGATACATTCTGATATTTTTCTTGGACGGTATTTTTCAACCCATAAAAAGTCTGACATAATATATTCCTCACGTTATTCATCATTTATCTTCCATTGTAAATTCACTTACGATTTCACTATCAACATCAAAGCCACCTTTATTAATTGTCCAGGTGTCTTCGTGTCGTTCATAATCGTGTTCACTTACAAATTCTTGTACTTTATCTGCCAGCTCTTTGTCTTCATCACTAGCACTAGAATATTCATTCCAATTAAAATAAAGTCCTTTTTCAAAGTTTTGAAGACTACCAAATTGTTCTATAATATCATCTACATCAATTTTTCTATTAAGATAATGTGTGGATTGGTGGTACTCTCTATCTTCAACTTTTAGAGTATCACCAGGTTTATATTCAGTACCGTCTTCTAGTTTATATTTGTCTGACATTAAAATACACTATCTGCTTCTAAAGCAATCCAATATTGTACTTTAACCTTTTTGTTTATGAAGTGAGCAATCTTTGCCTTCGATAAAGCAACATCATATTCGCCAGGAATAATTTTCATATTCTCTGCCTTAATATATGCAGTAAACTCTAAATCTGTTTCACCCACTATAATAGATGATTCATTTGAGTTACTATTCTTTTTATCTAAAGCAACTAATTTAATTTTGCCTTTTTCACCTTTAAAAGCAATGTCAGGTAGACTTAAATTAGTATATAACTTTTTGACAGAATCATAGTCTTCATTTTTTAATGTAAATGAAACTGTTTTGTCTGGCATTGATATTTGTTTTGATGGATATCTTAACGTTGACTTGTCAGCAAATGCATATCTAGCTGATAGAGTAGATTTCTCATCTTGTATTTTTAAATTAGCAGCACCATTAAACTTTAAAACTGGTTGTTGAAAAGAATCTACAGCTCTTAAAAATTCTGGCAAATCATATATACCAAATTCTGTTTCAAACTGTTCCTCAACGTCTGCCTTTGCCATAATGTTTTTCATAGTTGACATTGTACTTAATGTCTTACCAGGTGTAAACAAAATGTTAGCATTAATATCCGAGAAATTTCTCAAAATACTAATTGTATTATCACTTATTTTCATTTCTTCTCCTTATCATTATTTAATAATAGTATAACATAATGAATTGCTTTTAACAAGTCTTTACGATTATAACCATTTTTTCTACCATACCTAGACAAATATTTAATTGCGTTGGCTTGGCAAAAATCACTTTTAATACCAATAGACTTTAATAAATCTAAAGTTTGAATACCATCTTTACCAGATGAGTAATGTTGACCATATGTAGATTTAATATAATTTTCAATCTCTTTACATATTTTGTCTTCATTGTATTTCATAATATTATTATATCACTAAATTGAATTTGAGTCAATAGATGATGATTGTAAATATTTTAACACATTCTCTGGTGCACTTACGCTATAAGGATCACCTGTTGTATTATCACCTTTACCTGGTTCTTCAAATAAGGCTTCTACTGTACCATTGTTTACAATAGCAGCATATCTCCACGATCTCATTCCAAAACCTGCAATTGTTTTTTCTACAAGCATATCAACTTGATCCGTAAAGTCACCATTTCCATCTGGTATAACTTTTACATTTTCAAGTTTTTGATCAGCTGCCCAAGCATTCATAACAAACGAATCATTTACTGATAAACAATAAATGTCGTCTATGCCGTGTTCTTTAAACACGTCAGCTAATTTTTCAAAGCCTGGCAATTGTTGAGTTGAACATGTAGGAGTAAAAGCACCTGGTAAAGCAAACAGTATAACTCTTTTATCTTTAAAGTAAGTATCAGTAGTTGTTTCTGTCCATTGACCAAGTGATCTTACTCTAAAATTTACTTCTGGTAATTTATCACCTTGTTTCATAATATTTCTCCTTATAATATAATTTACATATAGTTTACACTATATTGTCAAAATTGTCAATACTCTATATGCTTTGCAATCTTGGATCTTTTGATGTGATATTTTTTTCTGCTTTTGGTCTTGCGATTGAGTCTTTTGATCTTTTTCTCAATTGAGCTTTAGCAGAATTTTCTCTACTTCTTTCAGTAAAGATTTTTTTTAAATCCCATTTAAAATTCATACACCCTCCGTTTATAGTTAGGTGCGTTCCTTCAGCATTTGCTTACTTCCGACTCATAAGAGTTGAACGATATAAAGTATTTATATCTGGTATGCGTTTGAAACATACCAGATATTGGTTTTATTATTTGATTGAGATAGTTCTAGGCTTTTTATGTTCTGGAACTATTCTCTCTAAAGACACCCTTAACAAGCCGTCTTTTAGTTCAGCGCCTTTAACTTCAACGTCTTCAGCGATTGTAAAAGATTTTTTAAAGTATCTTTTAGCGATACCTTTATGGATTACTTCTCCATCTTTAGTATCTTCCTTTTCGTCTTTTTTAGACTCAATAGATAAAACACCCTCCTCAAGGTCGATGTTTATATCTTTTTTATTATAACCAGCAAGTGCGATTTCAATATCGTACTTATTCTTATCCTGTTTTACTATATTGTAATAAGGAAAAGCTGTAGTTTGGATATGATCTAACTGATGATCAAACATTGATTCAAAATGTCTGAACGTGTCATCAAATCCTACGGTTAGTGGTCTTAATTGATTGAAAATAGATAATGCTTTATTAGTCATAATTAACCTCCTTGTTTAAGCAAAGTTATCTTTATATCGAATACCCATTTGGCATATTCAATATTATTTATATAAGTACGATATTTTATTTGTCAACCCTACTTATAGAAATTCACTAGGCTGAGGATCCCTACCAGTTCCCTAGTGAATATCTATAAGTGGTAGTTTCATTTTGTCACGGAGTTAAACTACCAAACATCACCGATTTATATGGGTTGTTTTAGATTTTTAATCAACGTACAACCCCAACGTATCTATACCTCTACAAGGTCTTATGAACCGCCTTGTAGTAATAATATATATACTTATCAGACACAGACGGCATAGAATTTTTATATTTTCTTTATTTTTACACCTTTTATCCAAGTATATCCTAACAATTCATCATTAGCCTTTTGTGCTTTTCTGATTATTTTAGAACGTTCTTTTGCTTTTTCACGTTTTATTTCTGATGGTTTAGAAAAGTATTTTTTATCTTTTATACTTTGCATAATTCCTGACCTTTGTACTTTTTTCTTTAGTACACGCATAGCCTTCTCTAAATTGCCACCTCTTACTTCAACTGTAATTGACATCTATTATTTACCTCCCATCTCATTTTTAGGTTGTTTTTCCCACCTAGGTGGGTTATCACCACCAACATCAAAGTCGTGGTATGATCCTTTTTTATATGTATCATAATTAGGTCTGGCTGTTTTGCCAACAGCAAGTCCTTTAGAAACATCTTCTTTTGTATATCTTGGTTTTTTACTTTTATCTAAGCTACCTACACTAATAGGGTATCCTGGTTTTAATTTTTCAATCTTTCCACCCTTCGCTAAAAACTTTTTCATTTTTTCATCACGTTCTTCTTGTGACATTTTTGGTTTGTATTTTTCTAAACCACTATTATCTTTAAAATTTGTCATTATTTTCCTTATTTAAAGTTAACTTGTGGGGCACAACCCCCACAAGCGGACTTACACTATGGATAGATTTTTGACTAGACTTGGAAATCCTCATCTTTGTCATCCTCACTATCATTGGAATTCTCTTGTAGAATTTCTGCCTCATCAGCCTGTTTCTTAGCATCAAGGATTTCTTCTACTGAAGCACCACTATCTACTTTACCATACAGATCAACAAATGATGTTTTCGTATCATCATCAAATCTATTAGTACATACGGATATTGCCTTCATCTTATTTTTAAAGATACCGTATGCCTCAGCGATATGTACAAGTCTTCTGGTACTTATAATCTCATCAACACCGCCATCTTTGTAGGTTTTTCTAATCACATCAGCCCACGTTACTAGATTGTGAGCAAACTTGTCATCAGATTTACCAGCAGATTTTAGTTTTGTACTAACAATTTTTTCTTCAATTTTAGCACTTGGATATTCTTGTTCAAATGTAACAGGAAATCTCTCAAGGAATGCCTCGTTAAGAACATTAGTACCGATAAACTTACCGTCATCACTACCTTGACCTTTAGTGTTAGCAGTTGCAATCACATTGAAGCCAAGTTTAGGTTTAACAAACTTGTTTATCTTTTTAACATAGACACCCGAACCCTCAAGGATAGGTTGTAAACACATAATCTTATTACTTGCAAGGTCAATCTCGTCAAGTAAAAGAACAGCACCTCTTTCCATTGCCTCAATAACAGGACCATTTTGCCATACGGTTTGACCATCTTTAAGTCTGTAACCACCAAGTAAATCATCCTCATCGGTTTCAATCGTAATGTTACATCTAATCATCTCACGTTTTGCCTCGGCACATGCCTGGGTCACAGCAAGTGTCTTACCGTTACCAGAAAGACCTGTAATAAAAACAGGATAGAATTTTTTAGATTTTACAATACTACTAATATCTGTATAATTACCAAACTTAACAAAGTCAGTATCCTTTTGAGGAACTACATTGTCGGTCAATGAAGACACGATATAAGCAG